GGCCGACCTCATCATCGCAGCCGCACAGCCTAAACCCGAGCAATGACAACCGATACCAACAGTAGCAGCGGACTTGGACTTTCACTTGCAACCGCCGCTACTGCTGGTGCGGTATCACTGCTTCCTCAGTTAACAGAGTGGTTCCGATTCGGGGCCGCTCTGTTGGCGTTTATAGCCGCAGCAATCGGACTCTACAAAGCCCTCAAGAAATGAACTGGAAAACCACTCTCGCAGGTGTCGGCGCAATCATGGTCGCCGTTGGCGGTGCGCTTAAAGCTCTGTTCGACGGAGACCCGTCCACCAACATGGACCTCGCAGCCACCATCACCGCCGTGACCATTGGATTCGGACTCATCATGGCCAAGGACGCTGATAAGAAGAAGGCTGAATGAACGTCATCGAGCAAATCGTATCAGCCATTCTCAAGTGGCTGGTATGGCTTGCGAAAACACCCTACACCGCAGAGGATGCAAAACCCGATCCAGAACTCAAAAAGAAGCTACTGGATCGCATTGCTGATTCTGAGCGCAAGCTGCTCAACAAGAGTGGTGATGGTGCCCCACGGTGAGCCTATACGCCTCGCTGAGGACGTTAAGGCTCGCGTCTGGGTCAAAGATGCCCAGGGCAATCCAACCAAGTCTCAAAACCGCGTGACAATTCACGAGGGATGGTACGCACTACCGAAGGAATAGTATGGGAACATCACTTACAGGAAATACGGTCGCATCGACCTACACTGGCCTACTCAAGACCACCGACAACACGGTCCTGAACTCAAGCCTCCGAACCATCACCGATGGTAACGGAAATGATTCCGCACTCCAGCTCTCAAGCCTAGCAATCAACAGCTTAGGAAACTTCTCGGTAGCCACCAACAAGTTCACGGTTGCATCCGCAAGCGGTAATACTGCGGTAGCCGGAACACTCGCAGTCACCGGAGCTACCACGCTCTCATCCCTCGGAGTTTCTGGAGCAGCCACGTTCTCGTCACTCTCAGCAAGCGGAAACATTTCCACAAGCGCAGGCACCTTGTCGGTGTACGGAGCTATTAGTCAAACCAATGCATCCGCATCAAACACCATTGCTGGATTTCTTGCCGTTTCAGGAAATTTTACATGCAATGCAAGTGCATCGTTTTTTGGAAATGTAACATTTGCTAATCCATTAACAATAAGCAGCACACTCAATGTTACTGGTGCTACTGTAATATCGAACAACCTTTCAGTAACTGGTTCGATTTCATCCAGCTCTTCCATTAGTGGAACCTCTCTGTCCACAAGCGGAAATCTTACTGTTAATGGCAATACCACAATAGGAAATGCCGCTGGAGATCTGCTTACAATCAATTCCGCCAACGTAACTATTCCTGGTGTACCAGTTAAAACAGTACCCATATCGGCAGATAGCGTATTGATTGTTGATTCGGCTGATTCAAGCAGGGTTAAGATATCGCCAGCTAGTGCGTTCTTGGCAACCCTGTTCCCTCAGTCCAACTCTTCGCTGCTTAATACAAATACAAGCATAACATCATCAAACACTTCATTTGGAACTGAGATTATTGGGCTTAGAACTTCGATCACTCCAAGATCCACATCTTCAAAGGTGCTTGTAACCATAATGCTCAATTATGGCGCAAACACTGGAGCATCAAAGTTGGCCAGCTTCAGGCTTACTCGCAATGGAACTGAAATAGGACAAACCGCTAGCGGTACTGGATCATCTCTTGATGGTATTGCTCCTTGTGTGTTTTCAGACGGTGGAGATCAGATTGCAAATAAGTTCATTCAGTTCTGGGACTCTCCATCGTCTGCTTCAGCGGTTGAATACAGGATTCACGTCTATAACAAGGGTGCAACAACTGCTACTTTGTACATCAATTACAGCTCAAGTGACAATGCTGGTGGTGCTGCCGCTGATCGCTGCCGCTGTTCTTCCAACATGGTACTTCAGGAATACTTCGCCTAATGAAACCATCTGAAGTAGCGCAAGCAGCCTGCGATAAACTGTCGTTCACGGACTCGGCCACGATCACGTTGGCCAAGAAGTTCTGTATCCGCCGCTACTCCATGATCTGGGATTCGTGCCTGTGGAACGATACCCTGGGCGTTACCTCCATTCCGATCACTGACGGTGATGAGATCAACACGATCAGCACCTTCATCACAAGCACCTACTCGTCGAACACTGGGTACAACATGTACATGGACTTCCCGGTGGCAGTGAAGTTCACGGTTGATGGGGATACCGATGGTATCGAGATCCCGTCCGCTGAGTGGGTATCGTTCTTCCAGCTCGATCCAAACACTTGGAACAACGTCGATGGTCGCAAGTCCACTCCCAACAACTTCGTGAACTGGGTCCGAAACATGGACCCCGCTTACGGACTGGCCGGTGTTCCCAAGATCAAGCTCATCCCCGTTCCCAACGTCAATGGAACGCTCTTCATCCTTGGCAAGAAGCAGTCGCAGATGCGCCAGTTCGGTGAGGCTCAGACCATCACCAACGACAGCAACTTCGAGCTGCACGGTGTTGAGAATGCACTGATGGCCTACACCGAAGGCGATCTCCTCGAATACTCGCGGCAGTACGGCAAAGCCCAAGCCAAGTTCCAGGAGGGAGCCGCTCAGGTTTCCATTATGAAGGACATGGAGCGAGGCCAGCAGCAGCAGATCAGCCGGATCATTCCTGATAGCCTCTACGACTACACCTTTCAGGACATCACCTAATGCCATTCCAATCCTCAGACGCACTCGATGACCAGATGCTTCTGGATGGAAGCAATGGGTTCAGTACTGGTGTCATTTCCGCTACTCGCCCCGATGCGATTCCGGCTACCAGCGTCGAGTGGGCCATGAACATGGACTACGATGATTTCGGAAATCTCGTAAGCCGATTCGGAACCACATCCATTGTTGGCAACAGCAGTTCGTTGAATTGGGAAAGCACCACTACCAACTGGGAATCCACGACCAGCTACTACCTGTCGAACCTCCCAAACAACTGCACGGTTTACTCGGGATTCTATTTCGATACTGCTGCATCCGAACGTCTCATCGTTGCGCTGCTGAATCCGACAGGATCAGTAAAGCAGCTATGGTCAACGGATCTCGCGTCAAGCTACACCGCGATAACCGGTGCCACGCTTAATGCTGCCGCGAAGTTCGTGTACTTCGCTCAGCTAAACGACAAGCTGTTCTATTCCGACGGATACGGATCTCTGAAGTACATCACCAGTAGTGCCACAGACTCATCTGTCACTGCCGGAAAGATCAGTCGAATCGATGTCATCAATCAGGGATCAAACCTGTCCGCTGTTCCCGCTGTCACAATCGCTGCTCCTCCGAGCGGTGTAACCGCTACGGCGACTGCTATCTGCGGACTCGATGGCAACGTGCTTTCGATTCGCATTGATAATCCCGGCAGCGGATACACCACCGCTCCAACAGTCAGCATTGCTGGCGGTGGCGGTGCCCACGCTGTTGCATTCGTTTCGCTCACTCCTCCCAGCAAGCCGCTGTACCTCACCACGCACATGCAGCGTTTATTCTGCGTGTCCGGTGATACAGCCATCCCTCCCGATACCCTCTACTTCTCCGATCTTCTCGATGGCGAAACTTGGGACCCGCTTGGTTCCATTCGAGTGGGCGGTGACGGCGATCCGATCACCGGCATCTACTCGTGGTTCGGATACAAGTTGCTCGTCTTCAAGGAACGGTCCATCTGGTCCGTGGATGCCGATCCTACGCAAGATCCTGCGGATTGGGTCATCTCGATCATCTCTGGCAATGTCGGTTGCGCCTCGCACCGGTCCATTGCTGCTGTTGGTCCCGATGTGTTCTTCCTGACTCGGGACGGCATACGCTCACTCTCGCAGATCCAAGCAGGCACCCAAACCAGCACAGGACTCGCGCTGTCGTCACCCATCGGAGACATCATCAGCCGCATCGACAAAGCTCAGTATGCACTCTGCGACGGCGTGTACTGGAACAACCGGTACATGCTCTCGGTTCCCCTGATTCCAGACGGAGGAACCTCGCAGACCACCAACAATGCGGTCATCGTGTACCATGCACTGGCCCGCTCTTGGCTTGGATACTGGGACAACTGGCAGGCAAACGACTTCGTTACCACAAACTTCTCGGCTCGCGGACCCATCCTGATGTTCGCCGGTCAGGTGTTGAGCCTCAGCACCTCAGCGGGCCAAGTCTGGGCGTTCAACGATTACCTCCCAGCAAGCCGGTTCGATCCGCCCACTCAAATGGCGTACTACGATGGTGGATCGGTGTACATATCGAGCATCACCACGAAGGCTTACAACCTCGGGGAACCGATTCCTGACAAGATCGGATACAGCATTCAGTTCGCGTTCGACAACCCGTACAACATCCCCATTGGAATTGAGGCTGCTTACTGCAAGAACATGAGCAGCTCGTTCACCGATCTTGCCACTGGGGTTACGATTCCGACTGGCACGTTCAAGGATCTCAAGGCTTACAACTTGATCAGCGCGGGACGCTGGAACACGATGCAGTTCCGAGTTCGCACAACCGCTGAATCAGGCGGTCGCCTGTCATTCCAATCCGCCATTCTCTCTGGATTCGTCGATTCTGTGCGTCCTCAGCAATGAACGCGCATCCATCTATCATCGAAGCGGCCAAGCTGCTGCGACAGCATTGGCCAACTTGTTCCACATGGAACGATGATCAGCTCCTGAACTGGATCGGAATCTTCAATAAGATGAAGCAGCTCGGAATCATCAAGAATGAAAAGGGCGAGTGCATTGGTGTCGGAGCTGTTCGTTTCCTGAACTCAATCGAGGAAGCGGAAGACATCAACAACAACTTCCCTGATGGCCACATCGCTTGGATAGAGATGGTCGTTGGAGTGGAGCCAGAAGCCGTTCAGACGCTCTGGTTGGCCATGATGACCGTCTGTTCTGATAAGGTCACCAAGGTGGGAGGATTCAGCAGAGGCGTTTCCCGTTTGTACGATTTCGACAGATACTTCAAACTGCTGATGAACCGAAGGATTTCTTATGGGTGGTAGTTACCAAGCTCCAAATATGTCCGCTGCCAATAGGGCTGCGGTGTACTCTCAGGCCGAAACATTCCCGATCCTGCGTGAGATCGAGGCAGCGTCTCGCATGGGAACCAAGGGCAGCTACCAGATGCCCGTTCTTGATTCCTCTGGAAACGAAACCGGAAGGTTCAAGACGGTAAACTATGACTATACCGGCAAGTCCGATGCTGATCTGACGCGGGCGCAACAGCTTCTCCAGAACGAGCTGGCACCGATCAATGCCGCCGCTCAGCTTAAGCTCGCCCAGCAATACGGAACCCAATTCGCTCAGCAGCGCAAAGCCGAACTCGCTGCTGCTGATCCTGAGCGGTACAAACTCTACGATCAGTTTCTGTCCGCTCTTCAGAGTGGCAAGAGCCGGTTGGATGAGACCGCTCCTACCGCTCCTGGTTACGAGCGCGTTGGAATGCCTACCGCTCCGCAGGATACCGGAGCCGCTCGCGATATTCGCAGCAACCTCGAACGCCAGATCAGTGCCGGTCTCGCTCAAGCTGGAACGCTTGATCCCTCGATGATCCGAGCCGCTGAGCAGGCCGCTCGCGCTCGTGGTGCTGCCAGTGGCAACATCCTTGGAAACCTCTCCGCTTTCCGCGAGGCGCGGGCGGTTGGTGAGGCTATCTCCAATGCTGATGTCCAACGCCGTCAGCAGGCTCTTGGCCTACTCCAGAGCGGTCAAACATCCAGCGATGTCGCCAATCGTCAGGCTCAAGAAGCGTTCCAGAACATCCTCGCAGCCACTGGCCAGCGGAACACCGCCGCTCAACAGACCTTCGCAGGTCAGATGTCTGCTCAACAACAGCGTCAGGGCGCACAGCAGCAGAACTTGGCGAACATCCAGTCTGCCCTTGGTCTCCAGCCTATTGTCTCTCAAGCCGCTCAGCTTGGCGGACTCCAGCAGGGTGCGTCTCCGTTCAATGCCCCACAGATGGTTCAAGGCATGCAGCAGGCAGGTCCGGGTCAACTCATGCAACTGGGTTCGAGCTTCGCCCTCCAGAACGCGCAGAATGCGTTCGAGGCTTCGCAGGCCAATTCTCCTCTGGCCATCGTCAAGGGTGTCACCAGCGCAATCGGCGCACTCGGAAGTGCTGCTGGTTGTTACGTCGCTCGCGAGTGCATTCCCGATCAGTGGGAAGCGTTCTACTTCTGGAAGGAACTCGTTGGACCCGCTTGGTTCAAGAGCTTCTATGACAGCAATGCCGAGAAGTTCGCCAAGTGGCTCAAGGACAAGCCGAAGGCGAAGAAGCTGGTGGCCAACTGGATGATCGGTCGCATCAAGAGCTTGGTCCCAAAGGCTTGAGCTATGGCGAACGATACCAGCACCAACAACTCATCGGGCGTTGAATCGGAGCCATCAGGACCGAATCAAACGCCAACCCCTGCCGTTGATAAGGTCTACCTCGTTCCCGGTGGTGGATATCAGATGTGGGGTACTGAGGTTCCGAATATGCCTGGAACTCGTGTTGGTGATGTGCTTGTCAATGACACTGGTGATAAGTGGAACTGGTTGAAGGGAGACTGGGATTACACCAATCTCGCCAAGCCACCTTCGAGGGATAAGGGTGGCATCAAGCCGGGTGATGAAACTCGCGCTCCTGATTACTACAATCCTCACCAGCCAATTTCCGGTGGCGTTACAGGAGCCGGAACACCTCCGACTACGACCAAGCGTGAGGATGGTGCGATAGTAACTTCCGGTGGCACAGGGCTTGTTGTATTTCCCGGCAGGCTTCCAATCGTGCTTCCGGGATCTTCGGTGACATCGACTCCGATCTTGGATCTGAGTCAGCTTCCGGTCGCTCCGGTTACTCCTCCAAAGCCACCCAAGCCGATCACCCTTCCGGAGTCTTCGGTCACATCGGCTCCTTACGTTGTTGAACCAACCACTGTTCCGATTCCCGCTCGACGTATGCAGGAGGCTTTGAACCCGTACAACGGATACATCAACTACGATCCCGATGAGATCCTCGCTGCGGCGATGAAGGTGATGCGCGGAAGAAGTGCAGGTAGATCGATGATGTACTAACACTATGGCTTTCGAGAACTTCCTCCAGAACGCTGCGAACTTTGCCACCGCTGGCCTGTACAACAACCTCAGCGGGCGCGACAAGGAGTTGGAGCAGCAGAAGCTCGCTGAGGCCGAGGCATTCCGCGCTAACCCGGAGCTGGTGCGCGAAGCCGCCAAGTACGATCCGAGCATCATGGAACGCCTCGGAAACCTGCTGACCGGAGGCATCTACGGTCAGGCCAGCGGCATGAACGACAAGCTGGAGCAGCGAGATATGGCGAAGCAGCAGATCATTCAGGATGAACTCCAACGCCGTCTGGAAGAGCGCATGAAAGCCTACGGAAATCCTCCGGCTCCAGAACCCGTTGGCAGTGAACTCAACCCTGATCGCAACGCAATGCCCATGCCCGTCGAACCCGGAACACTTCGCAAACGCAACACTTTCGCTGGAGGCTACTAACCTATGGCTACACTTAATTATCCCGATCCCGCCGACATCGAGGGGCAAGCTAAATACCGCCCTGGTGTCGCTTCCAACATCTTCAACGTCCTCACCGGTGGACTCGCTGGCCAGATCACTGGAACCACTCAACGCGGTCAGGAGGCCGCTAGGGC